TAGGGTTAATGGCATCTGACTGGTGTTTTTCTAAAAGAACGTTAGATGATCCAACAGTAACAGAACGTTTTTCTTTTAGGTCTTTGCCTCTCTTTTCAGCTTTGTCTACTTTTGGTTTTGTTTCTTTGGCTGCTTCAATGCTTCTTACTTCTGTTTCCCCAGCTTTAATACTTTCCGCAACTTTTTGCCGCTTTTCTTTTTCTCTCAACTCTTCTTTTTCATCCTGAAGTTCTCTAACTTCTTTTTCTAGCGCATCAATATCAACATCAGCTTCTTTATCCTTTAATTTGCTTCTGATTTCTGTTAATCTTTTTTCAATTTCTTTTATACGGTCCATTATTTAATCATCTCCTTAAATTTTTGTTAAAAGAATTAATCTTTTTCGCTTTTCTTTTTCATTTTTATAACCTTTAAGACTTCTCATTTTGATTTCACTACTTGAATAAGCGGGGAAAGTGCATGGACTAACTTCATGTATTTCAGCTTCTAAAACAGTTCTTTTAAGAATAGTTCTGCCTTCAATCTCTATTTCTGACCATTTATCATCAATGACTGTAAATGCGAATGAGCTGCCGTCAACATCGCCTCTTTTAATGCTTTCTAAAGCATCATCTCCCCATGAGTTGTTTGGCAAATCAATGTCGTAGTTTAAACCATTAGAATCAGAATTAAACCTTAATGTTCCACTTTTAACACTTCCTAGCGGGAGTTCTGACTTATGATTCCAGAGAGCTTTTTGGCTTCTATCTTGTAAGCTTGCATCAAAAGCACCTTGAGCAAATTCTTCTACAAATTCATCACCCCAATAGTCAGTTAATATTTCTGATCGCTGGTTATATTTAAGGGCATAACCACCAATAGTTCTGCTTTGCCCTTCTTCTAACTCTCTTAATTCAATATCAGTAGAACGGTTTCTTTTTTCTTTTTTATTCTTCATCTTCTTCGGTGTCTTCATCTACAAATTCACCCCCTTCTACTGGTGCTGTATCTAATCGCCTGACTGGCTCATCTCCGCCTTTGATTGGACCTAAATTCATTACTTTGCGCCATTCATTAGGAGTTAGCGCTCCTCTATCAACCATATTCAGCAGATTCAGCTTTGTTTTCATGCTTGCATACTGCAAGTTTGAAGCTTCAAAAATTATTCTATTGCCATATCCTCGCTCTCTTTTGGTAAAAAACACATTTGTAAAAGCATTAGATAATTGAATCGCAATTGGTTCTATTTCTGACTCATAAAAAGAGTTCCATTCGTCTTCATCATAGTTATTCATTACAATGCTTTCGTTTACACCAAAATAAGCATATAGCCGTTTTATTGAGCGATCCATTTGTGCTGCATTGGGAACATAATCATTGGGCTCAACTTGTTCTGCATCATAAGACGGATCTGTTGCTGCAGCTCCAACTTCATTCTCGACTGACAAATAATTATTGACAAACTCTTCAAGTTCCACTTTTTTATCTTCTGGTCTAAGTTTAGACTTAAACTTTAGTAACCAGCGAATAACCGCTCCATTTTTAATCGCATTTATAACTGAATTGTCTGTGTTTGTTATTACATCCATTAAATTTTGCAAGGCTTGATAATGGCCGTCTCCGAAAATATCATGTTCATTAAAATCTTTTCTAAGATGAATAACATCTTCATAAGGAACAACTACATATTTGCCAGTTTTAAACCAAAGTTTCATATATAAATCATTTGAATTGTCCTCAACTAACTCTGATCTACTCACTGGAATTGGATAAATAGCTTTTATTTTTGCATCTTCCCTATCTATATAAGCAAAAGCATTATGGTTAAGTTCTCTTTGAATAACCATTTTAGAAAGAAAATCCTGCATACTCATGTAAGAGTTTGGGTTTTGTAAAACTTCTCGAATTTGTGGCCTATCATTTACTTTTATACTGTCGCCTGAGCCTTCAATATGTTTAGGATTTAACTTTCCGATAGCGTCTGATTTCGGCCTTATGCAAGCTCTGACAATATCGTTCTGCCAAACATCACCAGACCAGGGAGAAAAATAATTATTAGATGAACTGATTAACTTAAAAGCCTGAGTGGTTTTATTAGTTTTCCCGCCTCCGAATATCTTGTCAAATAACCCCAAATAATCACCTCCTAAATCATGTTTTCATACTCTTGCATTTTGTCTTGGAGTATCACATAAGCATTAAGCATTGCAGCTGTACCATCAATTCTTTTTCTTTGATTACGCTGCTTTGCGGGTTGTATATTAAGATTTTTATCTATATCAACTGAGGTATTACTCAAACACCATTTAGTTATTGGATTGTTGTCATAATTAATTTTATGAGCTTTTAAATCAGCCCCCAGTTGTTTCATTGGTCCTGATAATGTTTTTTTACCCTGGATAACTGGAATCATTGCTTCTTTACCAAAATGACCTTGCATTTCCTCAACCCAGTAATTAGCACTCCAGGAGTCATAACCAATCCAGGGAATATAAATATCTAATTCATTTTGGACCTCTAAATACCACCGAGTAACAAATTTCGGATGCACTTTGTTGCCTGGAGTGGTTCTCATATAACCTTGTTTAACCCACTGGTCATAAGGAATTTTATCTTCTCTGGAACGCTGCTCTAATAAATCTTCTGGCCGCCAATACATAGATAAACAATATATTGTCGGATCATCTGGAAGCATAAAAAGAACACTACTTGCAGTTAAATCAGTAGTGCTGGATAAGTCAGTTCCTCCGATGCCATAACGGGGATTTAGCTCCCCAACATCAAAGTTTGCTGTATTATTCAATTCTTCAAAGTTTAACCATGCTTCAGAAGATGTTTCTCTGATATTAAAATCTTTAGTTAATAAGTTTTTAACTAATAAAGGATTATTTTGTGCTTTATGAACCTTAGTTTCTAAGTTGTCGGTTTTCTTAATAGTACCAAGCCCTGGATTAGCTTTTCTCCAGTTTTTTCTGTCAGTCCATTCGGACCTTTTGTCTAACTCATAAATAATTGGTAAAAATCTTTCGTCTTTATAACCTTCTGGATCATCAAATCCATTAATAATCATTTCTGCTTCATCATACTTTAGGTCGTAAACTTGCTCTCTAACAGTCCCAGCAGTTGTGATCATAAATATTAAAGGTTGTTCTCTTGCTGATGTACCGTCTTTGATAACATCGTAAAGGTTCTTGTCTTTCCATGCGTGTATCTCATCAAGAGAGGCTCCATGCACATTGAGCCCGTCTAATCTATCGCTGTCAGACCCGAGAGGCACAAAAGTTGAATCATTATGTCGGCCCTTTAATTCTTTAACCAAAGGTTTAATGCTTTTCAGTAAGAATGGTGATTTTTTAACCATTTTCTTAGCTTCTGACCATACTATTTTGGCCTGTTTTTCTTTTGTAGCAACCGCATATATTTCGGCCCCTGGTTCATTATCGGCAACTTGAAGATATAAAGAAATCGCCGATGAAAGAGTTGATTTTCCATTCTTTCTGGCAACGACTAATAATACTTCTCTATATTTTCTTGTTCTGTTAGTTTTATGAATAAACCCAAAAATAGCTGCTATAAAAGCCTTCTGCCAGAGTTCTAATTTAAGCGCCTGGCCTCCCCATTTACCTTTTGATTGTTTGCAAAAATTTTCTATAAACTCAATTGCATGATTAGCGTGGCCGGCACTATACTCCCACTGGCTTTGATCGTCATGAACATCAGCTACAAGTTTTTTATAAACTTTTTTAACTTTTTTGCAGGCTATTATTTCGCCAGATTGAATTTTATTATTATATTCAATGATTGGATTATAACTCAAAGGATATCTTATATAATTACTGTTGTTTTTCTTAGTTTTTTCTTTTGTTTTTTTAGGGTGCTGCCAACATCTCCACTCATTTGGTGGATTATCATTAAATTCTTTTTCTCTGCTGCATCTGCTGCCATCGTTTTTAGTTCCTGAGCATCTAACTATCATCTTTAATCAGGCCTCGATGCTTCAAACTTTTCTATAATATTTTCGGGATTAGTAACTTCTTCTTTTGGCAACAAGTCAAGCAATTGCTTCATAACAGCATTATGTCTATTAACTAATGAAATATAGGTGCTTGCTTCTGGAGATTGTTTAGTACCCCATTGGTTTTCTCCATTCTGATACTTTGATACAACTCCATTAGCATTGATTTCATCCTGCAAGTCCTGGAGAGTTATGGCCATAAATGCTGCATTTGCAATTAATGACTTTGCTATATCCATTCTCTGGCTATCTATATCTAAATCTTCTAAAATTGCTCTTAATCTTTCTTTTTCTTCTTTAACTCGCCTATCTTTTTCTAAAAACTCGTTATTTTTAGCTGCTGTATTTGACATTTTATACCACACCCCCCTCGTGAGCTTGATATGTATTAATTGTGTATCCCCTCTCGGTCCCCAAGCAGCCACCACCCCTATAAAAACAGGGGGGGCTACCCTTCTTTATCTGTTTTTATGTCATCAACTAAACCTACCATTGTTGAATTAAATTTAGCTGCTATTTTAACAGTTTCAGCATTACTAAGTTTATATTTTTCTGCTAATTCTAAATAAAACATTTCGAGTTTAGCTTGAACTCCCTGACTTTTTGTTCTTTTATGAAACTCAGGACATTCAGTTATTATTGTTTCTATCGATTCTGTTTTACCTCTATCTGCATCATACTCACTTAACATTTTGCTTACTTCTCTATTCTGACTTTTTTTCATTTTAGATAAAAGTTTTTCAAAAGCATCAGCATCGACAGCTCTAATTTTAATAGTTTTATTTAACATTATTTTTCCTCCTCAATTAGTTCTCCATGCTTATTAAACTTCAGACCTTGTCTAACTACCTCCGCACTTGCTCCTACTCCATGTTCCTCGTTATGACAGTCTAAGCACAAGTATTCTAAATTGTCAAAGTTAAGAGTAATCTCTGGATCATTAATGTTGTCAGGAGTTAAGTATTCAATGTGATGAACTATCTTCCCGGGATTAACCTTGTCATTCTCCAGGCATCTCTCACACAGCCCATTTACCTCTGCAATATAAGCCTCTCTGCATTCTTGCCATTCTTTACTCTTATAAAAACTTTTAGCCCATTCCTTTGCCATCTTTCCAATCCTCCAGGCTAATAATTTCGTTCTCTTCACTAAAAATATATCTATGATAGGCAAGTATACAACCAAAGCAAAGATTATGTCTTTTCATGTCTTTAGTAGCACTCTTAGAAAAATATTTACTTTCGCATTTGCTGCAAGTTTTGTCTCCTCTAATAATATCCGGCATCAAATCACCTCAAAACAATATGGTCCGTCAGACAGGATTTGAACCTGTAGTGCAGGTAGCAGACAAACAAACCGGCTTTTCTGCGCCTTGCCTTACCATTTGGCTGCTGACGGATATGTAATATAAACCGGCTGGGCTGGCCGGCAGCAGTATATTATAATATGGAGGTAACAACAGACGCCCACAACAATTTCTGTAATTATTAGTTTATAGCATAGAAAAACCCAGCTCGTCTGGTAGCAAGCTGGGCAAAACAATAAAGGAGGAAAGTTATTGATAAAATCTTATACTTTCCATGATATTAATATATCATCTTTTAAGGCCTCAAATGTTTACTAATTGTTTACTAACTGTTTATTTTTTTGCATATCCGAGAATTCTTGCTATTTTCTCTATTGCCTGGTCCTTGAAATCATAATATTTATTTCTTCCCCACTCAAATTTCGGGTGAGTATATATGTTCACATCTTTCTCGAATCTTCCTGTCATATACTTTTTTTCCACTACAAATCTTTCTATCGTGTCTAGAGCCTTAAGAGCTTCTTCGATTTTTGCTATCATGCACTCTTTACTTCTTAATTCTTCTTTGAGTTCACTTTCATCTCGATTAATTACTGCATTTTCTGTAGCTGATCTAAAATCATTGCTGCCTTTAACATTTATTCCTTCATAACTTACTCCTCGATTCGACTCAATTAATTCATCTAATTCTATTCTGATTACAGCGCACCGCTGTTTATATTCTTTATAGTTAAGCAGCTCCTTAATTACTCTTGAATAATAATCCTGCATCCAATCACCCTTTTTGTTGAAATAGTTTAGCGAACTCATTAAATATTATTTTTTCTAATTCTTCAGTACTATCCGGGATTTCTTTAATTTTAATTGTTATTGGCTCAATCTTTGTAATTAATTCATTAGAATGTTTTTCAAAATAA